GAGCGCGCCCCCCGGCGCGGGCCTTCGACATGGTTGCTATTTTTTTCGGGGGGGTCGTTTTGTTTTTGTTGGGGCCCGCCATCGCCAGCCACCGTGAAACCGCCAGCCATTGCCTTGTCGGCAGGGGCATCAACAATCCGCGCGAATATCCCGCCTTGGGCATACAAGAAAGGCGCAGAAACCGAAGTTACCCGCGCCTTAGTCATCCTGCTGCCCAATACAGCAGATTGATAATTGTCTAGTCGAAATTGTTTCATATCAGCTCAACGCCTTAAAGCGGCTTACTATACTGCCGTTTTTCATCAGCGGTTCTAGTGCATAACGTACTGCATCGATGCAGTTGTGCACCAAAATACCGGAAGCGAAAAACTCATGCTGACCGCAAACCTCAATATCAAATACCCGGTTTGCCACTCCTGCTGCGGTAACGGTTTGCACACGCTCTCGAGCAAGTAACAACCCCGGCGTATTTGTTTCGTTTAAAAAATGTTCCACATGCCGGACAAATGCGCTCCACGTCATCCACTCCGCTTGCCCTGCGCCATGCAGCCTTGCATTTGCCAGAGCAAAACAGGTCGCGGCTGCCAAGGGCTTTAGGCGTGAACAGTTGTCCGCATTGCTTACACGGTTTTTTCTGTGGTCGGAAGTTTTTGTAGGCCATTGCGCCAATTTCACGGTGTTTTGCCAACCCTTCCATGCTCCCATGCCATACCTTAGTGAGCGGCCTGATTTCGGCCAAATGTTGGCGTACTCTGCGCTGATTGTCAGTATCGGCATGAAACTCAACAGCGTGTACAGATATATGCTGTCCGGCCGGCAGGCATTCCAAGTTTTCGATGCCGTTGTTGTCGGGATTACCGTCTTTGTGGTGGATGTGGTAGCCATCTGGTATCTCGCCGTGAACGGATGCCCAGATTTCCCGATGAAGCCACACCGTCCCACCCGTGATAGAACGCTTGAAATAACCCCGGTCGGAGCGGCGGCGGCTGTTTGGGTATCGGCGGTAAACCTTGCCGCCAAATTCAAAAGTCTCAACCATGCTTCATCTATCCTGTTTGTCAAAATTTCATGGCCGCATTGCAGCTCGTCGGCACGGATAAAGCCTTCCGATGCCGTCCATATCCGGTGATTGCCTGTGCATTTGAGTGCGCGGCTGTCTGTTCGGATACATAAAATAGGCTGATAGCTGCCGCTTTGCCATGCCTTTCTAACTTGGCGGAAGCCTAAACGGGTAAGCACCTTGTGCTGGGTATTTACCCGTTCTATCGGCAACAGCCCGCAATCGGTATGGATTAACTCACCTTCAGCAATACAATGGTTATTCTCGTCCAGCACCACAGGCAGTACATCGCCGCTCAGCCTGTCCGTTTTGTAGCTGTACAGCTTAAATTCCCGTAGCGTGGCGGCAGCATCGGGATGGATGAATACACGCTTGAACGACTTAATGAACTCAATACCATCTTCCACGCTGCCTTTGCCTTTCTGCACCCCAGTAATACGGGGCAGGCCGTGGCGCTTCAAGTAGCTGATGGATTCAGGCCGTGCGCTGTCTGCCCGTACCACGTACTTTTCAATACCCGGCAGGTGTTGCCGCAGCATGGGCGCGGTATCGTCCAGTTCCAGCCCGATTTTGCCGTAGTCCCGTTCGATATACAGACAGCCATCATATATCCAGCATTTAACCGCTGCCGTAGGATCTTGTGAGAAGCCGAAGTCCAGCCCGAAATATGGGCCGTCCCAATCATCGCGCGGCGTGAAGGCTTTTTCTTCGTACTTACCACGGAAAATCTGTGCTTCGTTTTTGGTGTTGTATTCCCCAAGCCATACATGGCCGAATGACTGCGGGTTATATTTATGGTCGTACTCCATTTCCCGTCGCAGCTCATCCGGCAAGTGTGGGTTATCGTAATAGTTCACATGAACCAAGCACACTTCATCCGAACCGTTGGCAATCGCTTCGTTAAAGAAAGCATCGACTGCATCTGTTGACTGTTCAGGATTCCACGTTACCCAAATTTCACTACCTGGGGCGCGGATAGTAGGGCGTAGCAGTTGGAAGCTGTGATGCGATAAGCTCTGCCCTTCTTCCACCCATGCAATATCAAAGCCTTCTAATGATTTGATACTGTCAGCGGTGTGGTCTTGCATCCCCTGAAAAATTATCAAGCCGCCGCCCGGGGTGCGGATTTCATCGCGGGTTATCTCAAATAGGCGCGAAAGCCCGAATTTTTGTATTTTGCTTTCAATCAGCGCTTTGGCTGAAAACTTAAGTGATTTCTGAATTTCGCGGATACACACCACCTTCAAGCCGGGGTGTAATATCGCTTGCTCTATCAGCGACTCCGCCCGCTCGTGGGATTTACCTGAACCGCGCCCGCCTTTCACGCCTTTGTATCGGCATGGCTTCAACAAGGGGAGAGACCAGCGCGGGGTATCAATGCTCAGGTTCATTCTGTTTGGGGTCAATCACAATACGGGTAATGGTTGTTGGAGTCATGCTGCCATCAGAGCTTACGTTATCCACTACTTGAGTTTCACGCCATCCGGCTTGAGTTTTTAAAAAGAAGATTGCGGCAGCCATATTTCCTTCGCGTGCCTGCTGTAGTAAGCCTTGCGCTACTGAGTCGATGGCCTTTGCTCTCCCTTTTTTATATCTTTCAGAAACCTCAGGCTGTCTTTTCTCAATTTCGATGAATGTTGTTTGCGACATACCGAAATAATCAGCAATCTGCGCTTTTGACAATACCGCAGCTAATGCCTCTACTTGTTCGATTTGGGCTTCGGTTAGCTGTTTCTTCGGCCTGCCGCCGCTTCCTTTCTTGCTTACCATTTAAACCACCTTTACCACAGACAGCGCCGTCAGTCTGAAGGCGGCTGTTCCTCTCTTGAGTTACACCAGCAAATACAAAAAGCCCGAATGCAACAAAGCACTCGGGCTGGAATTCTGTTTCTTTTACCCACGACAAAACCCCCGCATGGGTAACGATTGAATAATACGCCTCTGATAACCGAAATGCAAGTGTTTTTTTATATCGTCGGCATATGAGATTTAACTAACAAAACAAAAGCAGCCCGCAGGCTGCCCATGTGTACTTAACGCATCACGCGTTCAGTTTGTGATAGCGGGCTTTCTCCGCACTGTCGCTGTCCCAAGGGAAGTATTCAAAATATTCACTGTCCGGCAGCTTAATGCCCGCCTGCTTGGCTACGTTACGCATAAGCCGGATGCTGTCGGCGGCGTGGTCGTCCAGCGTAGCGGCCAGACGGCGGTTAAAGCCGCGTATCGCATAGCGGTGCTGATAGATGAACTCCGCACAGAATAAAGTATGAAACAACATCGGTTCGAGATTGGGCAGCGTGGCAGGCAGCCTGTCCAACACTTCGCCGCTGATGCCGTCATGCAGCATCAAGCTGTGAACGTAGGCCACCGCAGACGGCAACAACGGAGCAGCGATTTGGTCGATACGCTCCACGCCGAAGCGCTGATGCACCATGCGGTAGGCAGTAGGGAAATCCAAATTGCGGCGGATAGCGAAAGCCTTCACCGCATTCACCAAGCCGCGCCGTTCGTCTATCGTGGTTTGGGTTTCGAGCTTGGGGCTACCTGAAAGAATCTGCTCAATCTGTTCGTCGCACCATACGGCAAATTTAGGGTCGAGCCAGCGGGCGAAATCAACTGCTAGTTTTGGATGCAGCCAAGTACCTTGCTCCGTACCGCCCTGTTTGATGATAACTATTTGATTATCTTCCGTTGCTCTTTTTGGAGTAACGCTTAATTTTTCAGCAAGTGCAGAGATATACTCTTGAGTTCTTTCAGATTTTAGATAATTACCAACACGCCTGTTGAAATGAGCGGCAACAACAGTAGCGTTCAGGTAGCCATTATTTTGAAAAGAAACGGGGAAATTACCGAAAGATACGGTTTTGATATGAGACATGATTTACTCCTTGTATAAGTTTCAAACCCTTTCGAAGGGGTGGCGGGGTGTTCGAAACATGTACAAGGCATGCCGCCAGCCTTACGGACTGGCGCACCCCGCCATAGGAGTAAACTTTGTGATGGGTTCAAGGAGAGAGCAATGAAACCAATAGACACAAAAAATCCACTCTGTCGGGGCGGATGCCGCTTGCAGGTGTTTCGAGCACCTAGGAAACATCATAAACAAAACCCCCTGCTTGTGCAAGGGGCTCTAATTATTGGTTACTTCATCGCCATACTGACTTCTACATCCGTATCAGTAATAATGCAACGTGCGCGGTACTCTATTTCCATGCCAGCGTTATTTTTTGCAGTAAAGCCACGGGTGACAACAATATTCCCCGTCGCCCCGATAGATGTTCCTGTATCAAGAATATGCCCGCTAAATGTGGATGGGTTTGCTAATTGCCGCTTAATAGCAGCATCACATAGGTTGATAGCAGCGGCTTCATCAACCTGCTTATCCTGCACAGCCGTAACAGATGCTTGGCCTTTAATATCAGCCTCGGAAACATAGAAACGCTTACCGTTGGCGCAATCGGCGAAGAATACAATCTGACTGCGCGGCTTACTCTTGCTGTCAGAAACCTCTACGATTTCCACCCTATCGCAAGTGGATTCACTAGCTACAAGTAAAGCCGCTTGTGGCAGTAGCTCGTTGATTTTCGCAACGCCTGCTCTGCCCCAACGCTGGTAAAGTTTCGGGTAGTCTTTTTGCGTGTATTTGAAATCCAAAATACCAGCAGCAATTTTGGATTCTGGCGAAATCGTGGGAGATTGGCTGGATTGGCTGGGGTGGGTTCCTTCCCCCGACGAGGCGCCGCCCCCACCCCCCCTCCTTAG